CCCGTTATTGAAGTTATATTGTCATTTTGAATGACTTTTAATTTCTGTCAATATTATTCTTGTTTGAATAGAACATTGCTAATATTGATTTCTAGTCACTCATTGTTCTTTGAGTGCACTTCTGGTTATACCATATGTAGATGGTACCCAGCCTGTTACTTTGTTAGGCTTTTAGCGAGTAACTTGATTTTTTCTTTAGTGGTTGGATAGAATGATTTGCCCGTTCTTTCCTCACCATAGAATTTATTCTTTGGTGCAACCCACCGCTTATTATATGTAAGCATTTTTGTACAATCATTTTTAGGAAAATGATTAGTTATATATTTATATATAACAAAACTTTATGCCGCTACTTAGTCACGAGACTAGTCCCCATAGTGTTTGGTTGAGACAGTCTAGATAGTAGTCCGGAATTTTGATTATGGCGATAACCCTGTTTCTATACATGTTGTTTAGAAAGAAGTTATATTGGATATTTTATTTTATTAATATATTTTAGTACGTTGTCAATGCTCACCTATTAAATTAGGATGGCGTAATATATATATACTCAAGACCTGATCAACGATCGTTGGCGTTGTTAACATGTTGTATTTGTTACTAAGGGAAAATTTTGAGTAGAGACTTTTATAGTCATCTGTAGAGTGTACCGTGTAAGTAGAAATACGGGTAGGTACATTCGGGTATGATTGATATATTACGGCAGTTAAAGAGTACATAACAGAAAATTTATGTTTTTAGAATCCCGTTTTTTAGACCGGTTAAATTTGATATATAAATATAAATTATTAAATAATTTTGTAACGATAGTTAAGTTATTAATCTATATCAATATATCGTAGTTCGTTTGTTTGCTTATTTGTAGCATATATATTTTGATGTTGGAAGCACATAATTTGGGAAGCTTAGCTTTTTACCTTATATGGAAACTGCACATTAATTATACATGTTTTACTTAGAACCAAACATATAATAGTATTTCGTCCTGGTAACGCACTAGCTTAACCTAGTGCAGCGTGAATCTCAATTGCGTCCAAAAATATGAGAGCTGGATTAAGAACCCAGCACACGGCGATGGATTATTTGGTTTACTATGAAGATGCGATTTTGTTAGGGAGTAGTGCCCCGAACATTGATAAATGCTATCGAGCAAATGTCCTTTAATTATTATAATGTTAATATATTGGATACTAAAAGTTTTGTCTCGTTCTTAAAATGAGATCCTAAGTACACCGGGTGAGTGTGTAATACCGCCTTAGGCATTGATGAGAGGAATTAAAACAAACGGACGTGAACAATCACAACGTGGCACTGTTAAATCGAGGGTTTGTTTGAATAGTTTTGGTCGTAAAGATATTAAATCTTTATTGGGATCATATTCCGATTTTGGAATGAGGCGTGATGAGCCTATTATTCCTGAATCATCCAGGAAGGCATTTATCAAGAAGTTAACTAATGTTGATCAAGATGAGTGTATTGATGATAATTTTAAATTGCGTACACGTGATCAACTTCAGAAAATAAAAGATGATATGTTTGAAGAATTTCAATTTGCTCAAGAGCAGAAGAATTTGCTGAAAATGGAGCGTAAATTGAAAGATATGCGTCAGGCTGATCAGAAAAGGAAATCTAGAGTATTTACAGATTTTTCTGTAGATACTACTTATGTGAAAAATAAGAGGGATCGACAAAGATCTAAAACGCATGAGGATGAGTTATCAAGATATCAGCTCGCATGGTCAAAAGAGCGAAACAGAATTCTTAAGAAAGCAGCCAAACTTAAGCGTAGAGCAGTATTATATGAATACTATTCCGATAATAATATAGATTTGCCCAATGATGAAGTAGAATACAATTCTGCTTCCATTGTTAGTATGTTTAGTTTGGTCAACATGGAGGAAGCCACAGAAAAACTTTTAAAGAATGGTATTGACCAAAGAACATCTACGTTCTTATGGTCACTTATAACTATGTTGGCCGCATTGGTTACTGATGCACATGACACTGTGAAAGTTGCATCCATAGGTGCATTTGCTAATGCTTGTGGATTATCTACCAAGGGCGCTGTGATTAGTGCTTTGATTTCAGGTGCACTTTTAATGGGTGTTAAGAAGATGAAAGCGAAAAAGAAAGCTATTGATCCGGAATTTGGTGAAATTAAGTATCAGTTTTTGGAGGAGATCCACAGAGTTGGTACATTTATAGAAAAAACTTTGAACGCAGAATTTGTTGTTGCCTTGCGTAAGTTGATTATAGGAATGGTTGCATATACTGCATTTCCAACGTCTATGGCAGCAAAGGTTTTCTCATTTATTGGAACTAATGCTACAAAAATGTCTGGATTAAAATTTATAGCCACAATATCTGATGTTATGGCAAAGTTGGGTAGGTCCGCTACTATGTGGTGGCGTGGAAATGAAAAGGGAGAAGCTGTACCAATCTCTGAGATATTATTTGGTGCCTCTCACTATGATTCGATTAGAGACAGATACCAGATATTGGATATGTATAAGAACGCAACCTATAGTGGATTACCTATTCGTGGGCATATGTGTAGGTTTTATTATATGCGTGAAGCTGCAGCGTTTTTGTCATACACTAAAATATATCTTGCTGAAATCGGCAGACATCATCCCGATTATAGGGAGGTGTCTGATTGGCGAATTAATGTCATTAAATGGGAAATGGATATTGCGAGTAGAGCTAGAAGCATGAACAGGATTCCACCATTTGCCGTACTAGTATATGGACAACCAGGCACTGGAAAATCTATTACCACAAAGGTTTTAGCATCCCGTGTTGCCGCAATGAAAGGATATGAGTTTAATGAGAATCAAGTTTTCTACAAGAATTCTAGCTCACAATTCTGGGAGGGATACTCTACGCAGCAACATAATATTGTATTTATGAGTGAGGCAGGTAAAATGCATGCTGATTTAGTCCAAAAAGCTGGTGATCCTACTATGGATGCCTTTCTTTCGTGTATCGATTCCAATCCATATTTTGTGGATATGGCTTTTGAAGGAAAGGGCAAAGTACCATTTTTGGCAGAGTTGTTTATATTAGACTCAAATAATAAAACTATGAATCTTAAGAAGTTATACTCCAATCCTGCGGCCTTTGCTAGGAGGTTCTATACCTTTGAACAACGAGTTAAAGCAGAATATAGGAAACCAGGATCGAGTGAGATAGATTCGGAAAAATTTTTAGCTACTGGTAAATTTTTAATGGAGGCATTTGAATATAAGGTCTTTGCTAATATACCTAAAGGACCTGTTGATTGGGAGGAACGATTGATATCGACTGAATGGTGCGGATATCAAGAAATGATTGAAATTTTTGATCGTTTATTTATAGCACATCAAGCTAGAGGTGCGAAGGTGAACAGAACATTAAATGATGTTATTAAATCCATTCCTTCAAAATATAAAATTGATGATAATAATGGATTCAATTACCCTGATTCGCCTGAAGTAATTGAAGATACTATGGGTATATATGGTAATGATTTGAAACCCGATTTGGGACAAACACCACAAGCCATTGTCAACAAGTTTGTTAATGAGTATATTCCCACAATTGATGAGGCAAGAGACACTATGATTAATCTTAGAAATAAGGCTATGGATCGATCGAAAAAAGTCGTGATTAATATCGTTGACCATATTGGAACTGCTATGTTTGATGATGATTGGTCAAATCCATTTACTGTTGAGACACAATGTGATTATATAACAGACCATGTAGCTTTTTCGGAATACGTAGCTGTTAGTACTAAATCTGGTGGGGATGAGGAATATACCACATTATTGCCTGAATACAAGGAAGAATTTTCTGATTTATCAGATCCAGTTGATGTTAGGGATAGTTTGCTATCAATTGGGAATAGATTGAACGTTAATTACAACAATGATGTAAAAGGTGTTTTGTTAGTTAATGCAACTTTGACTGATAAGTTAAAATCGACTACTAATATTATAGTCGGAAATGGTATACCAGCTACGCGACAACTCGCTTTTGAGATAGAGAGTATGGTCAAAGAATTGGAACAAGAGCCTAATTCCATTGTAGATAAGAGATCTTTAACTCAATTTGTGTCTGCTGTTCATGAATATTCTAGTAATTTGCGACATCGTCTATCGGATGTGGTGGGAAATGATGAGAAGAAAGATTATGAACCAGATCCTTTTGGTTCAATTGCAATGCCTCAAACAGAAAATCCCGATTTGAAAGTTGACATACATCCACAAATGGCAGTTGGGTTGAACATGAATCACACTATTGATTTTAAAGATAATAAGGCGCTGGTAGAACAGGTTTGCAATAAACTTATGCGGACATGTGATGTCGTAACTTCGTTCGTAGAGCAAATTTTGATGTTCTTTTCATATATCTATTCTGTTTTCGATGTTTTTATGTATAATTTACCATCTCTGATTATGTCTATAGCTAGTATAATCTCATGCATCATGACTCCGGGATTGTTTACTTATACATTGACAGGAATAATTTTAGTGTGTCTATATATGTCTAGATCTATGTATGTGCCAGTTGAAAAACGTGAGGGTCATAGAGATGTTGTTACAGAGATGGCATTGCGTGCACATAATATAAGTGATGCTGCATCGGCTGTATCTAATATTAATCGAGAATACACACGTGAAGAGCGTAATTATATGGCAGATAAGGCTACTATGAAGTGGATGGGTAATACTGCATTAGCAGCCATTATCCTTACTATAACTGCCAAAACTTTTCATAAAGTATTACGAATTCTTGAGCATTCAGCGCCAAAGTATAACGCGGGTTTTTCCAAATTTGATCCAGAACAAGATGATCATATTGAGACTGATAGTGGGTGTAAAACACCATATATTAGAGTTAAGAATAAGCTAGATAATTGGAATTGGAATGTGAAATCCCCAATGCATGTTCAATATGTACATACTAGTGGTGGAGATACATTCAAAGCAATGATTTTGGCTAATACATTCACTACATTCTTTGAACATGGTGATAGTATAATTAAGAGTCACTGTTTGGGAGTTTCCGGATGCTATGCGTTAGTTAATACTCATCATCATAGAGCTGCAAGAGATGCGGGTAAAATGATTAATTGTACTCTTGGTAGAGAATGGGATAAAGTTATGTTCACATTGTCTACTGCTGATGGTGAATATATAGACATAGGTGGCGACCTTACTATTGCAATGACCACTAGAAATTTCAGAGACCTAGTTAAGCATATGGCATTGAGAAATATTAATGTAGGCACCTCCTATATAGAAGATAAGGAAGTTTCTGCGGCATTTATTCCACATGGTATAGCTATCGAAGGGTGGGATAATATCCCATATGCATATCGTTATTATGGCTATAATGGTGAGGGATTGTGTGGTAATGCATTATATTCCAAAATAGGTACTGGATGGGCTATTATAGGTATTCATTGTGCTGGAACTGGTGACGGTAAAATTGGATTTTCTACTGCATTATATCGTGATAAGATTGAGTCAGCTGTAACCGCATTATCTAAACAAATGGGGATATTTAAGCCTCATTCCACGCTTAATTATAATAGTGTAGTAGATAGAGCTGGCCCTATTCGTACAAATCCAAAATCATTGGCATTCTATGAAGAATTAGATAATATGGAGTATTTTGGTACAGTAGGGAGAGTTGAGATAAATAAGAAATCATTGGTTAAAGATAATTTTATGACTCCACATATTGCAAAATTGGAGAAAATTACTGGAATTCCAAAAACAAAAGTTTTTGTCGCCCCTATGATGAAACCAGAAATGCGGAATGGTGAATATGTTGCGCCACAAAATGTGGCAATTAAACATTTCACACATCCAATTGCTCTAGGAGAATCAAAAATATTGAAGCGTGCAGTAGATTATTTAACAAAGAGATTGACTGAACGCATACATGATGAATTAGGCGAAATCAAATTAGCCCCATATTATACTAAACATGCTATCAATGGATCTGAAGATGATAAATACCTAAGGCGTATTAATACATCTACTGCGGCAGGATATAATTTTCCTGGGAAAAAAGAAAAATACCTTCCGATAGAAAGCGAAGCTCCTTTTGTGCGAGTTCCAGATGCTTCTGTTTGTTCACGGATGCGTGAGATTTTTAAGTGTTATGATAATGGTGATATGTCGGGAACTGTTTTCACAGTATCACTAAAAGATGAGCCGGTTACTAAGCAGAAAAGAGATGATGCTGTTACACGATTATTCTACGTTCATGAATTGCCACATTTAATTGTCGCTCGTATGTTCTTGGGGCCTATAGTCACATTAATTCAACAGACCGACGCATTTTATTCGATGGTTGGAATTAATGTATATGTTGAAGGAGATAAAATTGTTAATAGGTTAACAAAATTTCCAAATTACATAGAAGCAGATGCAAAGAAATTTGATATTACAGCAGCTCAATTAATCAGGCAGGCTACGTTTGCCATCGTTTACAATTTATGTAAGGAATTGGGATATAATTCAGTAGCATTAAATTATTTGGCTGGTGTATTGTCTGATTTATTATTTCCATTATACAGTCTCGATGGTGATTTATTTCGTAAATCTTCAGTCCCATCTGGGCATTACGGTACTGCAGAATTGAATTGTTTAATTGTTATGTTATTTATGGTTATTGCTTTCATTGAAGGTCAGGATCGTGGTGAAATTCCTAAAGATGCTGATTTTTTCGATCACGTCTCTGCAGCTTATTACGGAGATGATCAGAGTGCATCTGTTTCGGATGATGTTAAGGAATCCGTAAATAATGTTACGATTGCTGCATTGTACGAGCGCTTTAATATGCAATTAACAGCGTCAGATAAATCATTGGTAATACCTAAGTTTGTGCCATTTTCTGAAGCGACATTTTTGAAACGGACCTTTAGATTTTCTAAAGTACACAACAAATATATATGTCCATTAGATCCCCAATCTATATATAAGATGTCGAGCATATCTGTATTTAGCGACAAATGCACAGAGAGGGAACACGCTATTTCTATAGCGAACTCTGCACTGGGAGAATGGTATTTACATTTTTGTGATTGTGACGATCCGGAGGCCAAGTATAACGAAATACGCAATATTTATATTGATGCATTCGTTGCTCACTTTGGTAATTCTGTTGGAACAGAAAGCTTTTTCACTTTTGAAAAGGTTTTCTTAATTCCAACTAACGAAAAACTCTCCGCCTAAGGTGGAGTTACACTCGTTGCTCGCGAGTATAAATAACGAGCGCTGGCCCTATAATATTGTCGTATGGGCGGAAGACGACACTGTGTGGTGTATCTGCGGACATTCACTTGGATAATGTATTCCGTGAAAGCGCATCACACATAGAGCCGCGTCCTTGATCCGCGGCCTATAATTATAATAGATACAATCCTTACCATATATTTGATGGAAATAAGATATATGGGAAAATTATTTTTCCGCTCTTCATAGAGATTATAATACAATTTTAGCGGATTTATCGGTTGCTGAAGAAAAATTAGAAAAAATGCAGAAACCGTATGGAAAATTGAAACCACATCTTTTGATGACTACATTTTCATATCAGAGTGATCCCATATATAGTAAATATGTGGACGAATGGATATTGGCTTATGAACGTGTTCAAATTTTAAAAATTGAATTGGAGAATTATCATAGTAGAGACCATATTGATAATATATATTATCAAAGTGGAGCAGAAGTAGGTGATTTAAAAACTGGTACTATCGATGATTCTGTTGTTACAGAGCATGATATTTTGACTGATATTGGTGGTGAAGAAACACAAACTGTTAATCCATATGTTGATAAAACTAGTATGGTTAATGTGTCCAACAATTTAGACACATTTTTTAATAGACCAGTCAAAGTGAGTAGTGGTACAATACCGATTCTCACAGATTTTAATTTGAACTTTGATCCTTGGGACTTATACACTACTGATCCAGCTGTACGTGCGAAACTTAGGAATATGTCTTTTATTAGAGCTACAGTATGTATACGAGTTGCAGTTTCAGGAACGCCGTTTGATTATGGCAGGTTAATGGTGTCGTGTATTCCTTTTCCTGGTGATAACGCTGTTTATACCGAATTATTTCGGGTTGGAACTATTCCATCCTTGAATGTTTTGCAGAGACAATATTTGTCTCAACAGCGTATATCTACTGTTATAGATTTAAAAGAAAACAAGCCGGTTGAATTAGAGATGCCATGGATAGGATTAGTTCCTATGGGACGTTTGTGGAACAAGTCTAATAGTGCCATCACAAGCGTTACATCGTACGCTGACTTAGCGGGTATGTGGCGAGTCGTGATTAAAGATTTAACACAGAGAAATTCTGTGGCACCAACACCAACAGACGTACAGTTTTATGTTTATGCTTATCTTAAGAACGTTCAGGTTGGTGTACCTACTGGTTCTCAGACACAGATTGTGTACAATTCTGGTGATGAAAGAAAAGTTGGGCCAGTAGAGAAGGTATCTTCCACGTTATATGCTATTACATCGTCTCTTAGTAATGCTCCAGTCATTGGTGTTTACGCACGAGCAAGTTCATATGCTTTTGGTGCTATGTCGAGCATGGCTGCCCTTTTTGGATGGTCAGCTCCACAAATATTAACAAAACCAATGCGAGTAAAGAATGAAGCGTATCAAAATGGTGCAGCATGCATACAAAATGATACTGGTCAGAAAATATCATTTGATCCTGAACAAGAATTGGCAATATCTACAGAATATGTTTCCACGTTTAAAGATGAACTTGTCATATCAGATTTTTGTGCTAGGCAAGCATATTTGTATAGCTTTACATGGACACCTGCATCTTCACCAGGTACTATTCTGTCAACTATGGCTATTCACCCAGCTATGAATTATGGAGTTACTACATCACCTTCTGGTACGAAGAATGTTTTACCCACGCCTATGCATTTCTTTTCACAAATGTTTGATTATTGGCATGGTAAGATAGTTGTTACTTTTGAGGCAGTTATATCCAATTTTCATAGAGGAAAATTACTTATTACCTACGATCCAAATGTCTTACAATATGCAAATATAGCTTCAAATTTGAACCTGAATAAACAATATACTCATGTATGGGATATTCAGGAAACTCAGCGTTATTCAGTTTGTGTTGATTGGAATTACTTTAAGGCGTGGGCTGAGAATATACCACAAGCCGAATCTTATAATGAGTTGGTAGGTTTCACTACAGATAGGCCTTTATCGTTTGCTGATGCTGTTAATGGAATATTGATTATTTCATCATTTAATGCATTGCAATCACCAATATCCGATCAAATTTCAATTAATGTATATGTACATGCTGAGGATATGATGTTTAATAGACCAACTGCTAAGAACATTCCAGTCAATAGGGCCATCAGATATAATTCCGGTAAGGAGGTGACAAATACAAGTGCGTCTTGTATTGAAATTACTAAATCAAATGTGGCAGAACAGGGTATGCATAATCATTTTTTCGGCGAACAACCCATTTCAATCAGGTCATTATTAAAAAGATTTGTACAGACAAATGAATGGTTAGTTCCGGCTGGATCTGTTGATGGACAATTTGTATTAGAAGCACCAGCTATACCCAATACATTTGGTAATGTTGGATTTAATTATACCGGATCACGAACTACTTCATATTTTGGACACATAAGGCAGGCTTTTTTGGCTATGCGTGGTGGTGTTAGAAAAAGATTAATTTGGTCTGGTAATAATGAGATGTATAGGAATGATATTAGGATTTCTCTGTTGCAACAAGGAGATAATCCAACAAACACTATCACGAATATAGGCCAAATGACTGTGATGACACCAGAAGGCAGTATAGTGTTTGAACCTATTACTAATAATGGTATTGAATTTGAGATACCATATTACTCTAACACATATTATTCATTTGCATGTGCAAATGATTTTTACACACCAGCTCATGCAACTGCTACTACCAATGTGTTGCGTGGTTATCAAGCGGAATTTTTTGTTCCAAACACATCTGGTAGTAATGTTATAAATGAAGTAACAGCTACTGCTGAAGATTTTCAATTTGCATACTTTGTAGGATGCGTTCCATACGTATCTGCATAAAGCGGGAAGACGCTATATAAAATAATGGTCTTTCTGTTTATATCGAAAAATATTAATAAAAATAAAAAACTAACAAAACAAGATATAAACAGAGGCTCCATGCTTCAATTTTTCAAATATGGAGTCCAAGACTCCTTCT